CACTAGAACCCCATGAAGAGAAGTCATAAGACCAGTCACCCGCAAACGTAGGGCCTCCTGATGTGTACCGCTTCACACGATTGGACTGTGACTCCCATACCACCACATACCCACCACTTGTCTCCTTCATTGAATAAAATTGCTCTAAGGCTCCAGATGAGGAATCTTTCCACACCAAATCCCTGTTCACATCAAACTCACGACAATGAAAAAAGTTCGAGACATAATACCCATACCACGAATTCCCATTCGCAGTCATCAAACATGCACGTGAACCATTGCCCGTCAGAAAAAAATTATCAAGCTCAACAAGATCACTCTCTCTGATCCAATGAACATCATCATCAAGGTATACAGTCATAATGATATTGTTGCCAATGGAAAGGCACCAAACCCCATTATCTACATCAACCCCATCAATGTAAGACCCACTCTGGTTCAGTCTCCAAATCCCTCGATATCCGTTCCCATCTCCGTTATCAGCTCTCTTCCCACCAATCACAATTCGACCAGAAGCATCAATCCGAACACAGTATGCTGTTTCTCCCGTATCATAGGCCCACAACTGAACACCAGCCTCATTGTACGCCCACACACTCTCATTACCAGAAGATCTGGGTCCACAAATCACAAAAGCCACAGGAGCACTATCCACTGTCACATTGGCAATTGATGACGTAGCAGAACCACCATTAGTCACCGTACATGTATAAGATCCAGCATCATCTGTGTCCACACCAGTGATTGTGAGAGTTGCACTGGTCTGTCCTAAAATCGGAGACCCTTCCTTGTTCCACTGGTATGTATAGTTTCCTGATCCCCCTGAAGCAGATGCCGTAAGAACAAGATCATATCCCTCATGAACAGCAGTCACACCGCTGATTGTAACAACTGTTGGATTGTCAGCATCATCCCATGTCGGAGACCCATACTCCGTCAGATCATCAACGCCCTCAACTGCTGACCCACCATTTTCAATCATAGGCCAATAGGCCACAAGGTTCGCAGCTTGGATGGTCAGTGGATTCGCACCAGCCGCCAACTGCGCAGCCTCTGAATCACTTAGAGCAACATTCCAAATCGCCACATGTGCAACCTTGCCCGAAAACAGACCAGTAGGACCAGCCAATTCACACCCACCAATCATCACATTGTTAATTGGAGTCGGAGTCTGCGACGTAGAATCCGTGCCCTTGTTCGTCCCGTCCAGATACACACGCCGATCAGCCGCAGCCGCAAAGACAAACACACCATGGTTCCATGAATCGTCCGCATAATCTGCTGTGGACAATGCGGCAGCCCACGCAGACTGATATGTCATCGCAGCTAGAGCACTTGAGGTGAGTCCACGCGCTTGACAAAGCCACTGCGAATTACCAGCAGCTTCGCCTTCCTCCACTGCTATGATAGAATAATCCGCATCATGATCATCTGGCTTGAACCAGCAGGCCACTGTCAACGGCGTGACCGTAACCGGAGACGGAGACACGCTCGCGTATTGACTTGATCCATTAAGAGAAAGAGACATGGACAACTCCCTACTTCATCTTGCACTTGACGGTTAGAATGATACTGTCGCCATCGATGATGGTCCTCTCCACCCCATACGACAGAACCCCTATCAATGTTCCCGTATTATCTGAAGAGGTGCCAATAAATGCACCATTTACTGGACCAAGGTCCCCTCCAGACGCTGTAAACGTAATATCCTTCGACACCACGCGCCAATCATCCTCATGCTTCTCCAGAACTGGGAACCCAATATCGGACCTTTCCACCACCTGACGAGTGTACCCATACACTCCAGATGTGGGCTCACTTGGCAATGTGGACAGCACGGTGGACTCCGAAATGGACCCATTATACATGCCCACATAGAAGTTCGTCATGCCGAAGTAGTTCGCTGCCTTATCTCTATAAAAAGAGTCCACGATTGCTCGCTCACCCTCATCTACCAGACGATTCTTCTTGTCCTCCACTTCCCAGATCACATCACCCAAACGAATGTGCTTCACTGACCATCTTTGCTCCAACATGTCTCACCTCGTCATTCTACGTTTGCAATACTTACGATATCCACGTCCTGCAACTTGCAGATCTGTCTGAACGTGGGGACAACATTCCCATTCTGCGCCTGCTGGTATCTCACATAAGCCGCTGTGGCTCCCGGAGCATCCAGCAACAAAACACCTGTGCTGTAGTTGATCGTTCCTATGACACCACCAGCCGCTGTGAACGTTCCAGTACCATCCTGATTATCCACATCTGTGGTTGAGTACACGCTATCCAGGAATAAACGCACAGTTCCTGGCTCAATGGATGTGACCTCCAAAGCCTCACCCCAATCATAGATAGAGTTGTAGGTACTTGACAGAGCCTTGTAGATCTCCAAATCCATGTTCGCATATGCCACACGATTCAGATCATCCACTGCTGCCAACACATTACTGTATTTCACCGTAGTGCCCAGCTTGGTGGTATCGCCCAATGAGAACTGAGCTGCCAACGCTGTCTCAATGTCAGCCTGCGCCTGAGACAAAGATTCCCCTTCAGTCACCTTGACCCACAAACGAGGGATCACGTAGATGATGACGGGAGTCACATACTCATACTTCACTGTCAGCATGGACTTGGCATAGAGTGCGTTTGACAGATTCGACTGGAACACAGAATCAGGAAGCTGCCACTCTTGCAGGACCACACAGATCTTCACCTTGTTCAGCATCTCATAGTCCGCTGCTACTCCAGCCAGCTCAGCCTCTTCATTCTCTCCCCACACATTCACGTCAGCCACACCTGAGTAATTGCCAATAATGCTGATAAAGTCAGCCCGATTAACAGCTCGATCCCCAGTCTTGAATACCTGTGGAGCTTCGTACCGAATCTCTTCAATGCTCTCTTCATCATCGCCCCCAAGAAACGAACTGCTGTTTGTCACTGACACACCAGACACCACCGCACTATCCTCATCATATATAGTGTCATTAATGGTGGTCACATATCCAGTGTTGGTCACATTGCCATCCAGGCCACTGGACTTCACATACTGAATGCGAATCACAGATCCAGAATCTGGAGACTTCCCATTGATGTCATCACCGAACTGGATAGTCACAGTGCCATCCATCTCATCAATCACACGGAAGTGTTCATCCGTCACCTCGCTCACGTAGAATGAGGAAACCTCTGACCACTCAGTTCCGTCTATGATCACTCTCAAAGTTGGATTGGCCGAATCGCCTGAATTCTCTACGCTCGTATCATTGATCGAATACTCCTGATTCAATGACCCATCAGACGTGATGTCCGTCTGCACCAATTCACCCTGAATACCCTCTACCGTCACCGATGTGGCACCCTTCTCAATGGCCGCACTGGCATTGGTAAGATACTTCACCCCATCCGATGTCTGGCAAGAGGTATACTTTGGAATGTACACAATCTTAGACGACGGCGCTGAGATAGAGAACTGGAGGTTTCCAGTCGCAGAAGACTTCCGCTTTGGAGAATACCCAATCAAAGACACCAAGTTCATAACACTGGATCTCAACTTGGCTGTAGGAAGGTACGATTCTTCCGCTCTTCGCTCCGTGTAGAACAGTCCCATGTTCAGAACATAAGCCATGACCTCCAAGATGACCTCACCTGTCCCAGACCTGTACAGATCCTTCCAGGCATTCCTGTTCGCCATACGATCCTGCAACTGTGTCACAATCGTATCGAAATCAAAATCCACATAGGAAAGTGTGTTCGTCGCCATCCTATTCTCCTCGCATCAGTATCTCATGTTTGAAAATGGAATTCCCATACCCCTTGATCCGAAAGTGAATCACAATTGCCACCGCACCCCTATCCGGATCTGTCACTGCCTGCACCTGCTCCACAACCACTCGATCATCCCACCGTTCAATGGATTGTTTGACTTCGTGAGCCACGAATTTCATCAGCGTCTCATCGATATTCTCAAACACCATACTGCTGAGACTAGATCCAAACTCAGGGAGCATGACCCGCGATCCTCGGCGCGTTCTAAGAATGTTGTCAATGGAACCCATCACGGATGCCACATTCTCCACAACCTTGATGTCCCCCTGTCCATCAGGGACGATTCTAGGATCAAGATCAGACCAAATCACACCTATTTTACTGCTCGTCGCCATAGTCTACTCCACGTATGTCTTTCTGTCCGTAGGCTGAATCACTGCCCCACATCCAGCCACTGCATTCTCTGTGACAATCAACTTCCCATTATGATATGACTTCGTAGTCACAGATGTTATGGAAGTCACCCCATGCCCATCAAGAGGACAACTATGCAAAGCACCCTGCACAGCCACCTGCTGACCGCCCACGGTCAATGTGCCATCCTGCCCCGATGTGATGATGGAGCCGCCATGACTTGACCCATCACCCACCACTGCCACTTTCTTCGCCATACCTCACCTACGGATTGATACTCACCGTTGCACCATCAATCACTATAGACCCGTCTGCTGTCACGATGATATTTCCACTTGCATTGATCACTACATTTCCACTTGCACTGATCGTCACGTTGGCTCCACTTGCCACAATGTTCCCACTCCCATCCATCTCCATGTACTTCCCTGTTGGATGCGTTATCCGAATCTTCTTATCCGTGTCATCCACATAGAACACGATCCCATTTGCCGTCTTGACTACACGTCGATCCGGATAATTAGTGGTCCGCTCCGATGGAAGACCATGTATCCCATCTGGTGCTGCTGCAAAGTAAACAGGTTGATTGTAATCTCCACCCTCAAAGAAGCACCATACAGTGGAATCCACCTCAGGCACACAGAAGCATCCAGCCCCCGATCCAGCCCCACCACCAAACGAAAATGGCATGGCAGGCACAGCCCAAGGCAAATACTGCGTATCGATGCTCTCAAACAACACCGGCACACAGACACGCACACGTCCCTGCTGATTTGGATCGGCATTATCCTTCACAATGCCTCGGTGAAACCCATCCACTTTCCATGAACTCTTCTTGATTCTCATCATCTCTTCCTTAGAGTCGCCTCTTGTAGGGTGGTACTGTTCTCTGTGTCTATTCCACATCTAGTCAGAAGAAGATTAGACATGAACGTAGATCCTAGAATGTGGACGATTCGCTTCACCATCCAATACCCTGAATTCTGATATACGAACAACTCCCCATGTCCCATGGCCTCACTGAAGACTACTCGCACCAGATCTCCAGGAGACACATTCTCTAAGCCCCATGTCCCTGCCCACATATGAATCACCTCTGTGTTCTTACGGAAGAACATGTTCTTGATTCGTCCCTGGAAATTTGATGAAAAGTCATTGGATCTTCCTGCGCCCATAAGCATCAAGCTGTCCGTCTCCCGATCACTATCCACCAGATAGAATTCACTCAAGGCTGGACAATCAGAAAGACTCACAGTGCTAGTCACACACTGCCCATTGGTGTAGTCCCAATAGCTGTAATCCTGCTGTGAGGCCCCAAAGTCAGCCAGCAATTGCGAATTATCATAGATCCGATGATCCGACACCGGAATGAAATCCTCATATGCCTTGTACCCAACAATCAGATTCGCAGCCACTGTGCCAGCAAACAGCTCATCAATGCTCTTGAAGGTGAACACCTGTCGTCCACGTACATTCTTAATGAAGCAATAATACCCAGCCTCACCATCATTCCCCAAGAGATTGTCTTTCAAGTACGAAAACATCCTGGCATCTGTCCAACTCGGCTGAACAAATGTCTTATCGATAGACAGGGATGAGCCCACCTCCATGTCCTTGATGCCCAAGTCCTCACTCGCCACCGATTCCAGCTTCGCCTTCAGATCCCCAGTGAACACCCTACTCCTCTGCTTTGTGAGCAGCGTAGGAACCCTCAACAATCCCTCCACCTCATACGTGTCCCCATTCAAAACACGTCTGCGTTTCACGTCAAACTCAAACAGATTCAAATTGGACAGGTCCTCACTTCGCGTGAACTCCAGACCCACAACATTGGCCGTCTTATCATACGGCGCTATCTCACTGAGAATATGTGTGGCATCATGCAATACCATCTTGAAGGTGGGCAGGAGACGATCAATGTCCTGTGTCACTGTCATCTCCTGGATCATCTGTGGGTAGACCGGAACTGTCTTCCCGCCGATGGTCACATTCAAAGTGTAGTTACCTGAAAAATTCACGATTACGATCTCCGAAGTCTGTACTTTTTCTGGAAATTGAAGATGTCGATTCTATTGGGGATGGTCAACACTGTCCCAGGATCAATGTCCACCAGAGGATTGTCAATCCCATTCACCAACATGAGCACCCACCAGAACTCCACTGTCCCATAGACCTTGTGCGAAACCTTATCTGGACGCATGTCATCATCACCCGTCACACGATAGTAGTCTGGATCATAGGTCATCTCAAACCCAGACAGCGGGTTGTAGAGAAAGTCCAGCTGCTCTACACCATCTACGGTGAATTCCTGGTAAAAGTTCGATCTATCCATCACTCAACTCCCTTGACCAGAGATGCCCTATTATACGCCGACTTCAAACTCTCGACTGTTGGCATCTCATACGTCTCAAAGATGATGCTCACTGTGGCGCTAATCGGATCTCCTTCCCTAGTAAACTTGGGAGGAACCAACAATGTCACCTCAGACACGATCACATTCCAGAACGTGACAAAACTCCCCAGCTCAATCACGATCAAATCTCCACCCTGGAAGTTATCAAAGAAGTCCGATGCCTGCTGAATGGCCTTGTTCGATCTCTTATACGTCGCCAACTTCTCCAACATGAACGGAGTAGGTCCTGGAGGCCCCAACAACGGAACCTTACTCACTGCCTTGTCCGGATCAGCCGAATACTCAGAGGGCAATGCCAATGACTGAAGGATGCGACAAGGTTCCAGCACTTCACGCTTCGCATCCACAACCGCCTCAAACTTCAAATTCAGTGACATCACAATGGGAGATGCTCCAGCCCAAATTCTCCGACTCACTGCCTTCGAAATCAAAGACTTCTCACCCTTCGTGATCACCTGAGTCAAGATGTTCCCAATCGCCAACGCATTCGTAGGAACGATGGGCTCCCACCGTGAAGACACCTTCAGCTGAATGTCATCCTGCATCAGACCAATGATCTTCGCGTTATTCCTGTATGAAGTAATCTTCACTTTATATACATCAGGAATTTGACCCCCATCCGAACTATGCCCGTAAATCACCGGAGTCCCACCTTGGCCCGCAGGATCTTGACCTGCTCCAAGATTCCCACCTACGTCCTCCGTGTAGACCACAGACTCCGGCTTTGGTGTTGTGTTCTTCACAGTTCTCTCACCTGGAGAGATTGGATTGATATCCCTACGATCAGCCATTGTTAGTCCTCAAGTCCCAAACCACCATTCGCCTGCTCATTCAACAGTGCATCCCCAGAATCATGGACATTAGGAATACCAATACCCGCAGGAACCTCAGCCGCACCAGTGCCCGCACCCGTATCCATACGCTCTGCCGCCTTCTTGATAGCCTCCGTCAATTCTGCCAACTTCTTCGTCTGCTCTTCAATTGCCCTAGCTGCGCCTGTGGTCCCGCCACCTGCACGAATGATCTCTGCCTCACGAACACCCTCAGGACGCTCCATGTACGGATCTCTCGCACCCAGTAACTCCACATTGATCTTCGAAAGAGCCTTCTGATGAAAAGGTCTAGCCGCCAGCTCTGCTCTACGTGCTTTTCTCTCACGCTCAGCCTGCTCCTTGGCTACCTGATCAACAGTCTTGCCCAATCTCTCGGCAACCTCTACGATCCCTTCCTTGACAATCAGATCATTCCATTGTCTCACAGAACTGGTAAACGCCTCACTAGCTTCCTTCTCAGACTTCTTTGCCTTCAGGTAAGCACCAGATGCCTTGCGAAGCTCATTCAGCTGATGTCCCGTCCACCCAATAGCCACCGCCAAAGCTGCGAACTTCCCAGCCTTGCCCAGCAGCGGAAGCATGGATGCGCCCAGAATCGCAAAGTTATCAACCGCACCCAGCAATGAATCCTTCAAATCTCCTTTTCCCTTCTTGCCCTTGCGAATGTCCTTCAAGACACCCAGCAGCTCTCTGGTGTATTTCGCCTTATACGCACCGCGATTCCAGAAATTAGCCAGCGTTTTGGATGTCACACCAGCTCCTGCTCCGGTTCCAGACCCTACACCAGCTACTCTACCTGTCTTACCACGCTCCAGGATGCCGGAGATTCCGGCGAGTGGAGTGCCAACTCCACGAACCCGCGAGACATCTTCGAGACCCTCCGGCCTGTACGACCGCAGACGACTCGCCAATTTGCGTTCCTCGCGTTCCATGAGCTTCTTGCGGAGCCCACCGACAGCACCCGCTGCCCCTCTGGCGATATCATACCCCACACCCAGAGCAGGAGCAAAAGGACCAGCCACAGCTGTTGTCACACCACGTGTCAGCCTACGACCCAATTCTAGCGTCCCAGGAGCCGTTCTAGCCAAGAAATCCATGACACCCTCCCTCTGGGTGCCTGCCGCCTGCTTAACGCCTCTACGGACGATCTGGCGCGTTACATTGAGATCCTTGGTTGAGATCCCTGTTTCCCGCTGAATCTTGTCCAGACGCTCCCTCAGAGCCTTGACCTGAGCTGCCTGCTCCAGCATACCCTGCTTCTTCTCCTCGATCTGCCCTGTCAGCTCATACAGGATCTTGGCATCAGCCCGATCAATGGTATTACTCTGAAGGATACTCTCAATGGCTCCACGCACCTTCTGGACCAGGGTCACGGCATCATCGATTTCGCGTTTTTGTGGAGAAGCCCCATACATGCTAGAGAGAGACTTGAACAGAGTCAAGTAATCCCTAGTGTACTTTGTGTGAAGGGCGCGCAGCGTCTTCATGCTGTACTGATCCACACCAAACACATTCTCGTAATAGTAACGCCGTCTTCGAATCATGCCATCATCCCTTATTCTTATTCTCATCCTGAATCTGCTTGTTCAATCTGCCATCAAACCAGTCCAGCATCCTTGATCCAGTGTTCCTCAGATCCCCAAGAGAGAAACCGGGGACCATGTAGCACAGACGGAACTCACGCTCCAAAAGTGTCTGTAAGGGCTTGACCATCTGGAAAAAGGAAGTCAAATCGAAAGGGAACCTCCACGTCCTCCTCCCCTTGGCATCGGGGGCAGTTGAACTTCGCCATCATATTCGGCCCATGATACATCTTCTCGTGCCATGCCCGGATAGTGGCAAGGTCACGCACACCCATGGTCTTCAGCTCTTCCATACGAGCAAGCACGTCCTTCTCAGAAACCATGGAACGAGCCCACTTGAACATGTAACTGTCCGCACCACGGAACTTCTCGATCTCGATCTGATCACCCACATTCAGCAGGCGCAGATCCACCGACTTGCCAGAAGGAAGAGGCAGATGATGTGGTTGCTGGAAGCCATCCTGAAGGAACTCGATCTCCAACGTTCTCAGATCGATCATCGGCTCAATCGTCTCCAGACAATGGGAACAGACTGTCCGCACCTTCATGTACTCGTTGTAGGAATTGATATATTCCCATAGGATGATGTAGAGACGATCACCCAGCGTCAGCTTCTCAACCTCCACGCCCTGAACGATGTCCCGAAGCACTTGCAGGTACTTCGCTTCCACGTTCACTGGATTGATCTGCGCCAACAGGATCTCATCCTTACCCATGTATGGACGAACCATCACCTGTCCAGGCTCGACACCTTCGTATGGGATGCACTTAGACGGCAACTGAATTGGTAGAAAGTCACTCATTTCTCTCTCCGGTCAATGTGAGTGGCTATAGGTTGATACCTCCTTGGGTGATGATGTTGCCTGAAGCAGTCACAGCACCACCAATTGTACCACCTGCACCACCTAACAACTCTACAGTCTTTGAGGCCATATCCCCAGCCACACTCGTCACACCTTCTCGGATTGATCCGATCAGACTTGTCATGTCGATCCGATCCACCGCAAATTCGACCACATACCGAAGTACGTCATCGTCACCATATGATAGATCCACGAAAGGCTTTCGTGTTGGAAATGCGCCCTTCAACTCAAACCTCACTGATTCCACGTAGGAACGATCATACATGGCAACGTACATGCTCTTCTTATAGTGATTCTTGGGGTAGAAGTAACCCTCAGAATCCACCATGAGATTGTACCATCCATGGAAGTAACTCAGAACTGAGTTATCCACAGGTGCCAAGAAGACCGCCGTCACCCGATCAATCTCCTGGATTCCAGCATAGAATCGTTGGAAGGCTCCGTATTTGAGCTGGGAAAGGGCAGACATTCCGTAATCCCCAAACTGCACATCCTGGCAATACTGGGACACGAACAGCCCAATGTTGCCATTGATGTTATGGGGAAGCAGGAGCTGCCAATTGTACTTCCGCTGAAGCATCCACGTCTTTGACAGCCCTGAAAAACCCACACCCGACAAATCGAAACCCAAAGTAGCCATTAGCTCACCAGCTCCCAACGATCATAACTGAACGTCGCGTTAAAGTAGATCGAAGTGTCGTCCTCGTAGTTCAGAGGAACATCGTCCACACTCTGCACATACGCTCCGATCAACTTGATTGTCATCCAGACATTCCCCTGCATATCCAAACACCGCAGGTAGATGTCAGACTTGATAACCACATCCGGACCACCCACACCCGTCTTCGCGCTCGTGATTGCCTCAGACCATCCATGCAGAGCATCGAACACCTTTCTGTCCGTACCCTCGATGAAGGTCATCGTCAATGTGTGAGACATGGTGAGCTTGCCCGGAAACTTGATCCCTGGAGTCCCCTTGAACGGGATCAGGATCTCTCCATGATTTCTCCCCGGAATATTTGTGGTCTGACATCGAAGATCCATGACATCAGAATCGCCCCCACCAATTGGATTGGTGAAGAGCATTTCCCACAAGTATGTCTTCGCAGGATTGGTCAAGTTGTTTCTCAATACGTCTGCTGACATGTCAGCCATGATATCTCTCCTTCTCTAGCTCAAATCCCTATCAATAGATCGCTCCACGATCTACCAGCTCCTCGAAGGTAGCGCCTGTAGTCGTGACAATTGTCTGAAGATGAATAAACTCCGCAGCCCGAACCGGCTTCACAAACACATCCACTCGCAGCTCATTGTTGTCAATGACTGCTGAGGTGTTGTTCGTCGCGTCGCAAAGAACCTTGAATCCATCATCACCAGCCTCTGTCTGGAATGCGCCCTGAGTAGACAACTGCTCCAGGTACTCATTCAACAGAGCCGTGACACGGAACCGTGTGGTCTCATTGTTTGGTTCGAACACAAAGCTACGCAGCGAAACAGCCATGGCCTTCTCAATGATGATCAGAAGACGACGCACATTGATGCTACTCAATGCTGAGAACTTGCTCTGAAGCGTCTTCTGTCCCCAAATCACCGTGCCCTCACCACGGAACATCTGAATCGGATTGATCTGTGCCTGATACAGAGTATCCCGCTCACCTTCTGTGAAGATGTAGGACGGAGTGATCACATCCAACTGACCACGATTGAAGCCCGCAGGAGCATACCACGTGTACGCCACGTAGTCGTTGTACGCCATCTGCGCTGCCGCATGTCCTGACGGTGGCACATAGATCAGCAAGTCATTGTATGAGTCATGGATCTGAACCCATGCCGAATACATGGCCGCATAGTTCGAGTTTGCATTCAGTGTGGTTTCCCGGAACGTCACCATGTCAGTCACGGACTGCACAGAGGCCCACGGAATATCCAGCAAGGCGATACAGTCAGCTCTTGCTGCTGCCACCGCAATCATCTTGTTCTGAACCGCCACCTCAGTCTCACCACCGTTGATCAAGATACGGATATCCACATCATCCGGATTCTCAAACTCATTCCAGCCACTGACCAAATCTGAAGAGCTGATGGAACTTCCATTCGCTCCCTGTGCCAGAGCCAGAACGGTAGACTGTGACTTAGGCAGAACTGTATCCGCTAGAGCCGTGTTGTCATACACACGGATATACTTGCTGATGCCATTGATGCGGTCCTGCAAGTACAGCTGCTTTCCGAACCCATCCACCTTCGTCTTACGGGACACCTTGAACAGCTCCACCTGCTCATCCACACCATCATCATTGGTGTAGTACACCACGATCTCAAATGTGTACTGATCAGTCGGCACTGGATCAGAGCCCGTCTTGACATTCTGAATCTTGACCTTGATCTTGTTGTCCCATGTCCCCGGATCAGCACCGATGATCTGGAAGACCACATCATCATCCAACCCAGAATCCACATTGAACGACGCACCCGCCTTCCCAGTAGAGATGGCGGCATTCGCTTCTGACGATGTGGTTGCCATGATATTCACACCACCATACAACGCACCGTTCGTCACTCTCAGGCAGTACAACTTGTTGCCCTGAGCTAGGTACGCCAAAGCCGCATAGTGGAAGTAATGGCCCGAACTTGGATCAGGCTCACCGTAGTTCTCGATGAACTGCTGATTGTTCGTGATCAAC